CCCCGAATAAATCCTGGTGGGATAATATGGTATAACCCGACCCGACCCGACTTGACATTGTCCCGTGCATGGTGGTATTCTCAACCCGTCAACAACTTAAAATGGAGAATATCATGGCAACACAATTTTCAAAATTCTTTTCCACTGATAGTCCGAAAGCTATCAAGGCGGACAAGTTCGGATATTTAAATGCTATTAATTATATGGCGCAAGCCGACACCGGAAGCGTAGGCTTTAAAAAGTATTTTAATCTATGTCCAGACGCAAGCGACGGGTGCCGCGAGCTATGTTTGGGAAAGTACAGCGGTCAAGCTGCAATAGTTAAGGATCTTGAAAACGGAATGAACGCAACCCGTAAAAGTCGCATTGCCAAGGCGCAATGGTTTATGTCCGATAGGCAAGCTTTCATGCGTGAAATGTCGCACCATGTTAAATTGCTATCACGCAAGGCGGAACGCGAAAACAAAAACCTAGCCGTGCGGCCTAACGGATCAACGGATATTGCGTTCGAACGTGTGCCAACCGACAACGGCCAGCCGTTACCGTTTCGCTTTCCCAAGATCCAGTTTGTGGATTACACCAAAACCGTGCGCCGCGTGTTAGACGCAAACCGGCCGGACAACTACCATCTAACCTTTAGCCTATCCGAAACCAATGAAGCGAAAGCCGCACAAGTACTCACGGCCGGCTACAATGTCGCGGTAGTGTTTGGCGACGGCCAACCGTCAACGTTTATGGGTCATCGCGTGATCGATGGCACGAAACACGATTTGCGCCATCTAGATCCTTCCCCCGTTATTGTGGGGTTAGATCCTAAAGGCAAGAAAGCCAAAAACGACACAAGCGGTTTTGTAAGGTAGCCTAAGGCAAGCCGGCCAGGCGCCGGCCGCGACGAACAACTAGCCCCGGTCTACCGCCGGGGTTTCTTTTATCTGGAGCCGCCCAAGTCTTGAGATACTACACCCCCCCACCCCCCTCGAGGCGCTGCGGCGCCCGGCCGGCGACCCGACCCCGACCCGACCCCGACCCGACCTGGCGCCCGGCCGGCGACCGGACCCGACCCCGACCCGACCCCGACCCGACCTGGCGCCCGGCCGGCGACCGGACCTGGCGACCGGGCCCGACCCCGATCGGCCCCGGCGTTTTTAGTTTGACATATCCCGCCGATGATGGTATTCTCAGTTCGTCAACAATAAGGAGAACACCAATGTTAAAAGCTGAAATCAAGAATGGCTGGCAACCAGCGCGCGGTGACGTTGTGACCGGCGACACGATTCGGTTCACCGAATCGGTGTTTGGCGGCAGCTACCGGAAACCGCGTTATCTCGGCTCGCGAACTGTCGAGGCGGAGGTTTTGAATGATAGCTACGGCGTCGACAAGCAGCAGCACACGTTCACCTTGCGCGTAATCAGTTCGACAGGCCTCGATGCACTTGACGCGGGCAAAACTATCCGGCGCAAGGGGCGTAACATCTATCGCGGCGAACCGGAACGACTTCAATGGTCCGACGAATCTGAACGCCAACTCGCCGCCGCCGAGAAGCACCAGCGCGGCGACATAGCGAGAGCGGCACGAGATGAGCGTCGAGCAAACATGAACTACTTTTCAATCCACAACATCAACAGCGTTGGGTGACGTGGCGAAAAACCTCGAGCATCAGATTGAGCTCGCCGGCCTGCGGCTAAACCTCGTGGGCCGGCTGCTCAAAAACAACCGGCCGGCGTCAGCGTGGGCCGCTCACTACTGGCGGCTGGTTCACGCTCAATTAGCCAGGCGATGGCTGGAAAAACAACAGGAGAACTATTATGCCAACTGAATGCGAATACCTGTTTTGCCAGCAGCCAGCAACCCGCGTGATAACCGCACCGTTCCTTCCTCCCGATATGCCGGTATGCGACGAGCACCGCAAGACCCTGGCCGACTTTGCCGCTAATTATCGGGTACGGCAACCCGACCCGACCCAACAGGCAACAGCACAATCGGATACGTGATAAGAAAACACCATGGAATTCGAAATTCACATACAGTGCGATGAATGCGCAGGTTACGGAACCGTCGACCATATGTCGCACGGAATAACGGCCAACGGTCCCTGGATTGATATCCAGGAACGATGCTGTTATGTATGCAATGGCACCGGTCGCCGGAACATTGGCCGCGAATCATATGATTCGCTGGGCGCCTTGCAGGATGATTACCCCGATTGCCAGGCCAGGGAGATATCGTCTTAGGCGTGTCGGTTGTTGACACTTCATGGGGGGCCTCCCTCCCCCAGACACGCCAGCCCCGGGGATCTCCGACCCCGGGGCACCTACCCGACCCGACCCCGACCGACCTCGAGCATATGGTCCAGCAGCCCCGACCAACTGTCCCCCGACCAAAGACAAGGCACAATGGTCCCCGACCCGACCTCCCCGGACCCCGACCGGCCCGACTTGAGGCCATGCTCCATTAATCCCCGACCATGGACCCCGTCAAACAAATATAGGTTGGGGGATGAGAGAGGGTGGACTAGGAAAAAACTTACGCCGCCGGCTTTGCAGTAGGCGTGGTTCCAAGCCACCTGCAATGCGGAGATATTTACGCGGTTGCTTTTGGTTGTCTTGAGTTCAATCCAGAAAGGGACCCCATCAGCACACACATGAACGTCTGGAACCCCCCCACCGTGCCTGTTCTCAATCCGTGTGGTGTTCCAGCTCCTTGGCATTTCCTGCCGCAGTTTCTTCCACAACCTCGCCTCTGGTTTTTGTGTCATCAACAACCTCAAAATCGGCATCAAAAACATCTGGATGAGACTTCCTCAACTCCAGCAGGCGCCCCTCAATCTCCTCGCGGGTCATATTCTCTATCGCGTGGAAATGATTAGTCTCACGTCTGTCTGTTGTGAGACCACCCAAAGCTGATCGCGTTTTCTCCGCGTTAATAGCTGCGGAAAACTGCCCGGTTTCCTCGGCTCCAATCGATAACTCGCGGAGACGCTTCAATTGTCCCATCAACGTGACACCATATTTGCGTTCACGCTCCTCACGCAATTCCGCCACGTACTCGGCGACATGAGGGAAGTACTTGGAGTTCAGAAGTTTATGGGCCTGGATTTTTGCAATACCGTTCCGGTCAGAATAGCCGGCCTTCCGCGCACACTCCGCATTCGAGTGTGTGCCATCAACGAAGTGACGGGCAAAAGTTTTCTGACGATTGGTCAGTTTTCGTCCGTGCAGTTCCTCGATTTCCGCGGCTTTGGCTTCCAGGCGTTTTTGCATACGTTACTATAATAGAGCTGTTTCAAATATTGAAACAATTTTTTTAAAAAATCAGATCGAATTACGGCTAGAGAAGTGTTACGAAACACCCTAAAGTGTAACCAAGTGTAACGACAATTGTAACGACCATTGTTCAATGTTTCGTGGTACTTACACCCTCTTTTTTGGTGCTCGTTACGTTTTTACACTTTTTCAGGTCCAAAAGTTGTTTTTCAAAAACATTTTTTCAAATGAGCCTATATAGTGGGACGCCTGTTGACGTATCATGGGATATTGGGATATGGTGTATCTTCTGAGGAAGACGAGAGAAAGGAAAAGAGCGATGTTTGACGCCTATGGCACTGAGGGCACTCTGAGGTGGCTCCGCATCTATTTGTTGACTTTTGGCGATGATCTGCGTGGGGGTGATATTGAGAATATGCTGAACCGAATCAATCATGCGTTACAACCGGACCCGGGGGTGGCCGAGGCCGGTGTATGCGATATTTGCCACGGCAACGACTTTATAACCCTGTCGGCAGTCCAAGTGCGGGATGCAGGAGATGCTCGACGAATACGCCAGTGTCCTGTCTGCTCTCAGTGCTGACGACGCTGGACTTGTTCGCAGGGATCGGCGGCTTCGCGCTAGGGCTTGAGGCCACCGGCTTTTTTCGTACTACCTGTTTTATCGAGAATGAGCCATACTGCCAGGCGGTACTGAAACACCACTGGCCCGACGTTCCTGTACTTGGAGACATAAGAGATGTCCGACGAGAAGACCTGCCCGACCCCAGCCCGGACCTTGTTTGCGGAGGATTCCCCTGCCAGCCCTTCTCCCAAGCCGGCAAGCAGCGAGCGCAAGACGACCCCCGCCACCTCTGGCCGGAAATGTTTAGACTTATCAGGGAATGCCGGCCCACTTGGGTTGTTGGAGAAAACGTTACTGGACTCGTGCGATTGGGCTTGGATGAAGTACTCACTGACCTGGAGAGCGAAGGCTACGCCACAAGGACGTTTAATATTCCAGCTTGCGCCGTTGGCGCCCCGCACCTCCGCCAACGGCTCTGGATTGTTGCACACTCCGACAGCGAAAGCGAACCAGATGACAACGCGAGACAGCGGCAGTTGGGGTTTGGATTTATGGCCGACACCAAGAGTGTCCATGGCGAATGGCCCGTCCAAAAAAGAAATTCAAGAGGGAAACCCGAAAAGAAGGCTGGAGACAGAAGTTCACTTATGGCCCACACCAACAGCAATGACGGGGGGAGAGAGTGTGGCTCCAAGCCACCTAACGGGGGGACACGGCTGGAACATAGCGGCAGCGGTGAACGTAGCAGACCCGAAGAGTGGTGGGAAGTTGAACCCGATGTGGGTCGCGTGGCTCATGGGGTACCCGCTCGAGTACCTCAGTTGCGTGCCTTGGGGAACGCAATCGTCCCGCAAATCGCGCAAGAAATCGGACAAGCAATCAAGGAATTGACAGCCGGTGGCGAGGCTTGTGCAGAAATTATGGGAGGGACGGTGAGAAATGAAAATCCTGATAGCGTGTGAATATTCCGGCGTTATGCGTAATGCATTTACCGCTTTAGGTCACGATGCAACAAGCTGTGACATACTGCCCACCGACGCCCCCGGTAAACATTACCAAGGCGATGTATCAGAAATACTGAGCGATGGCTGGGACATGATGGTTGCTTTCCCGCCTTGTACGCATTTGGCGGT